ATTAAAAGAATCAGAGTAGGCTTCTTCATGCTCATCAAAGAAAAATTCATCATCTCTATCTCTTTCTGGCAAAAGTATAAAAACAACATCTGGGTTTCCAAATTTCTCTATGTACCTAAATATATGAAAAACAATTTCAATTATAGATCCTGCGTTGATTCCAATATTATTATAGTTAGACACATGATTGGTTTTCTTTATTTTATTGTATACCCTGGTTGCCCATATATTTTCTAGGTCTGTCCCTAGTCCGAATGTATTTGAACAGCCAGCAAAAAGAATATGCAAGCCAGAGTGCTCTGATTGAAAATTATCAGATCTTAGTCCGTAACTATTTAATTTATACTCAACACCGTCCTCTTGAAGAAGGCTACCCTCTTGTCTAAAAAATCCTAGATCAGGCTTTAGAAGATAGCCCCTGCCAGTACTTTTTCTATTTAAGTAGTTGTCATCATCATCTACAGCGTTACTTCTTTTCATTACTCTTGTCCTGTTGAATTTCTGCTATTGCTCTCTGGAACATTGTGATACCAGTTTGGTAATGCATACCTTGGACCCTTTGTAATTGGAGCAACCTCATGTACATACAAAAAGTTGGAGGGAAAGAAAAGAACGCTTCCTGGCTTTGGCTTAAATGTAATCTTTGAATTTCTGAAAGTAATTTCTCCACCCTCATAATCATCATTAAGGTATAGAAGTACTGACAGTACTCGTGTGCTAACACCTTGATCTTGATGTGCTGGCAAGTATCCAGACTTGTCGTACCTAAGTAGATGCATCTGTCTTTCTCTTGACTTTATATTCTTTTCTGCAAAAGGATATATCTGTGTAGAGTAGTGTTTAAGTGTTCCTTCAAGAGCACCAAACAGTTGTGATGAAATGTTTAACTGCTCTTTAAAAAATGGATCACTTTCGTTTATGTGCTGTGCCTGAGGAATAAACTTTTGCCAACAGAATATTTCATTAGTGCCAGCACTATCATTTACCCATGGTGTCCATGGCTTAACAAGAGTCTTTCCTGTGTCTTGTGATTCATGGTACTTCTTATCTAAGTTTTCAATATCAACAATAAGTTGTGCTGGATCTTGAATAATGTTTTTATAATAAACCATTCCAAGATCTAGAATTTCATAATCAAAGTTTTGCAAGTGGATACCTCATCGCTTCCCATTGTGGATTCTTATCGTTTCCAAGAAAGTCTGGATCTGCATGCTCAGGAAGAGATGTGTGCATGTATAGTGCAGTGTATCTATCTCCACTGGTTACTGTTGTGATGCCATGAATATACTCTGAACCTGCTCCTGGAAAAAATACCGCAGAATACTTTTTGGGCTGATAAGAAAAATCTTGGTTAGGGAAGTAAATCTTTCCACCAGTATAGTCTGGCTCTTCATTTAAATACATGATTGTGCTAAACTCAATAAATGGCTCTGGTCCTTGTGCATCTATATGTAGGCCACCCTTTGTACCTGTTACCCAGTGCGATCCAAAACCCTTAAATACATAAATTGGATTTACAAATCCATGCAGTTGTTTGTGCACATCATTAGACTTATTACCATACTTAATCATAATATCCATTACTCTTTTGTTGTACGGTAGCGATGTTCCTCCGTACCTTTCCTTGTAGTATTCTGGATATGGGTTTATTTCTGATGGATTGTTCTGCTCTTGAATCAATACCGCAGCATCTTCTGGGGTAATGAAATCTTCAATTACTGTTATTCTATGCATTTTTTCCTCCTTGTTAATTATACCACTAGGCAATATAGTTTACCTTGGTCATAAATTTCTTTTGATCCACATCATCAAATGGCATCTCGTGGGGCTTATACTCCACATCGTCTATAGGAAAAGGCAGTTCTCTTAACGGCTCAAAACTAATCTTGTGAAAGTTTTCAAATTCACTGATAGTCCTTTTCCTATTTAATATATTAATGTGTTTATTTTTTCCTGTTTTTGCTAACCTTATGAACTGATTATATCCATGGCTTTTTGAAAATGTTGTGTAGGTTGACTCAATTGTATCTGGCCCTAATACTTTATAGAATCCAGTTGGAGCAGAGTAAATGTTGATGCCAGATGTAAAATAAGATAATGACATAAGTTCATTTACCCCCTCGTGCTTTAGGTAATCTGGCAAGCGAAGTCTATTGATTAAAGAAGATTTTGCAAACATAAAATCTTTATCTATATAGTTTGATATAGAAAAATCAGTTGTAGATCCAAACCCTCTCTCAATATAGAATAGATTTCTTTGCCTTAAGAATGTTTGGTTTTGTCCAGAAACTACAGAGTTTGAATCTTCGGTAATCTTAATCAACGGGATATCCCAGTCTTGTTTCATTTCAAATCTGCCATAAGAAATAAGGGTATAGTCTGATTCTTGCAAACCAAGTCCACTGTTTATGTGAGACATTGGGCTAACGATATAATCCCAATAAACATGGATGTATGTGCAATCTTTTATACTATTAAAAAACTCATCTCTAATCAGTGGGTTCTGATCGTATACTGTAATCTTTAAGTTTATATTATTTGATGCATTATTTATTAATGAAAGAACAGACTCTTTTAAAAACTTATTCTTATATCCATAAAATATTGCATGAACAATTGGTTTATCCATCCGATTTTACACCCTTAATGCCAAATATCTTTTTTCTCCATGCAGTCTTTTTATAGTAACCATACAAAAGAGACCTTCTATTCTCTGCCTTAAACTCATGCTCGTCCATCTTGTTTTGTGTCTTATCAATTTCTAGTTCCCAATTATCTCTTTTGAATGGAAGAATTTGAAAGATTGGAGTCCCCTTTGGAATTACCCCTTGAAAACCACGCTTTAAAAAGAATGCTGTGAATACAGGCAAGCCCCATATATCAGATTCAACAATTCCAGACATAGTGTAAAAAGGAAGATCGTATCTATTCATTGGGTGTGTAATTAAAACTGAGTATCCTGGTGGAGTTTCGTAGTACCAATTCATTCTCCATCCATAGTGAATGGGGTGGCAGTTGTCTGGTACAGGCAGTTCAATTGTTGGTCTTTTGTCTATGATCATTACATCACTTGCCCATGAGAGCGTTGGTCTACCGTCTTCTGCTAACTCAACAATAAGATCATCTTCTAATAAATAAAGATATCCAGAAGTAAGAGAATCTAAGAATGGCATACACATCTTTGTAGCAACTCTTGCACCATCTCCACCTATATGATTAACTGGCTTAAGATGCTTGTCGTCATTCCACACATCATGCTTTGCTAAACTTTTATACCATTCTGGTACATGCTTAACTGCTGGCTCTGGTGGATTAAGTTTGTCTCCATAGTTAACAAAGGCAGGAGAAAAAGAAATCTTTAATGGATCTTCCATTACTTATATTCTTTTCTAGACCTAAACTTTTCTTTGTATGAATGCTTAAACATACTTCTAATCGATAATCTTTGTGCTTTTAGTTTTGCGTTTGCAATGTCAGCGTCTACAAGTTCCATTGACCAATCTTCACGCTTGATTGGAATAACTTGAACTAGTGGAGTACCTTGCTTAATCACACCTTTAAAATCTTTTTTAATAAACATGGAAAGATGGCCATCAGAAATAAATCCATCTGTATCAACAAATGCTTCAAACGCTTTAAACGGTAGGTCATCTCTATGCATTGGATGCAAGAAAAGTGTGCTGTATCCAGGATCTGTTTCTACAGACCAAAATGGAAGTATTCTGAAAACATTTTTATGATATCTAGTTGTATCTATTGGGTAACTTGAAACCTGTTCTGCCGTATGCGTTGCAACCATATCACTACCAAAATTTTTCAATGGCATTGGCACACTCCACTCAATTTTTTCTGGGTTTGTAGCGTCAATATATATATCCATAGGAAATGTAATCATGTATCCAGCAGTAAGCATATCAAAAACTGGCATGCATCTTTTTACTGTTGAGTTTAATCCACCCTTTGGATAAAAGTCTTTATCGTCACCAACTGATGCTGGTTGCTTTTTGTACCACTCTGGTATCATTTTTGATGCTGGTTGTGGCGGGTTTGCAAATGACTTTGTTCCCTCGTTAAACGGATAAAACCTGATTACGCTCATAGAATTCCTTTACTCTCTGTACCATTATATCATCTGCCTGAAAACGCATATTAAACATTGGTTGAAGTCTTGGTATCTTCCCAAACTCATGATCAACCATATGACTTCCAATACTTCTAAAATTAAAGTCAACCATTGGTGGGTCAAAAGTCGTTAGGTTTTGATCAAGTGACTTAAAGTTAATCTCCTTTGGATAGATAAGAAATGGAGAACCTTCTGCTTGCTCTATCTTAACCGATACATCAGCATTTAAAAGCCAAGAGATATAGAACTTATAGTTACCACTGAAGCACCCATCAGGAGCCTTGTGAGCCTCATCTGAACGATAGTACTGCCTTACCCATGGCCTATCAACATTGTAGAACTCCCCGTCCTCTATGAGAAGAAAGAACTCTGCATGATTTCTTTGTTGTAGGATTACCTCATTATCAATAATACTTATGAGTTTTGGCTCTGGGTATAGTCTTCTAGCATAAAGGTTTATTGGCTGAATGATAGAATCATTCAATCCATAGATACCTTCTTGATAAGAGAGCCATCTTTTAAATACACGAGATCTTTCATTGATATACAAAAAAGATTTATCTGAAGAACTGTTCCAGATCTTAAAGTCATGCTTTAGTTCATCTAACATCTCGCTCATAAGCATCTCCTTGCTGGGCTGGTAGGCCTCGATCCTACGACTTGCGAATTAACAGTTCGCCACTCTACCAACTGAGTTACAGCCCATTGTATCATTAAGGTCTTTCCACCCTAACGACATCTCCAAAATCTCCAGATTCCAGAATAGTTATTTTGACATTATCATAGGTTACTGATTCACCTAAGTTAAAAGTTCCACCCTTGCAACCACTCTTAGTAGAGAATCCTTTTACTAGTTCTAATCCTTTTCCAGTCTGCTGCGAAAGAGTCGTTACATCAACTGTATAAATTAGAACTCCCTGCTCGCATTGTGGTAACTTAAAATTAAACCCAGTGTTTCTAATTGACTCAATAGCAATTACTTTGGTTGAACTTAATTTAACAAGAAGTAATTTTTCATATTGTCCACTTGCAGTAGATGGTTTTATCCAAGTTGTTGTGGTTGTATTAGCAGATGCACATTTGACTTGAGAGTCTAAAATAAATTTTGCTGTCCACTTATCCCATGCAAGAAAATCCATAGATGCTCCAGACATATTTCCCCAGCCATCCATAGTTTCATGATCGTATAAAGTGCTATTTGTAGTATGCATTAACTCATGCAAATCTCCAAACGGACCTCTTCCATTCCAACCCTTAGATCCATATGCATATGGAGTCATGTTTATATATATTCCTGGAATTTGTTTTTCGCTAGTTTGAGTCCAGCCTCCACCACCCCAATTGTACAAAACTTCATTGGTTGTATTTGGTGGGCCCATAACCCACACCCTATCCACATTAGTAAAGTCAATTTCTGGATCAGCAAGGGAAATAACATCTCTAGCAAGATTTCGTTGACCATATTCAGCCTCATGGTTTGTATGAAATCCAACATCATAAGAGACTAATGACTTGTTAATTTTAAAATATTTAGCAGGAATAACAAACTTATAGTTAGATGGACCATCAGTCATATCCTCAAGTGATTGCCTGATAAAGTCAAAATAATCTTTATAGTCATCCTGTGGATTTGTAGAAGCCTCGTAATCTGGAGTTGAAAAAGGTAATACCTGAATGACTAGATTTGGTTGCATATGAAAGTTACTATCTTCATCACGTTGCCAACCATTTCCAATTGGTAGTTTGCACTCTTTTACATTTAAGTATTTAGATTCATTGTCTTGGATTGTTGTAGGTTTGACATCTGATAGTGACCTTTTTACATATCTTAAAGGTGTGCTACACCACCCACTCTTGATCTGATTTTCTTGAAATTGTTTCCATTGAGAAGGAACCTCTGGGTCTGCTTCACATTTGTTTTTATACTCAAAGACTAATGGCTTTGTAATTGTTGTTGATGGTACTCCAATTGCACCTTCAGGATCACCAATTGCCGTTGGAGTTGGCGAAGGAGTTGGTTTAGGAGTTGGTTTTGTAGTTGTTTTTACTACAACTACCCTATTCCAAACTAATTTCTTTCCAGATTTAATACAGGTGTACTTATAGCCTGAAACAGTTTTCACCTGTCCCTTAACGCTGCAAATAGATCCTACTTTTATTGCTGCGAAGGATGCATCTGTTGATAAAAAAGATAAAGATAACAAAACAATTAAAAACTTTTTCATACTAAAACCTTTTCTTTTTACGATATCATCAATCTGACGACATGTTGGCATGGGTCGCCTCCTGCTTCCCATTCTTCTTGCTCTTCTTCGCCCATATATTCGTATCCACCATCATGAGTATTACAATAGGGTGGTGTTACCCAACCTCTTTCAATTCCGTTTTCAAGCCAGATACCAAACTCTTGCTCTTCGGGTGACAAATCATCATGCATATGGTTCATAACTTAATTATATCCTTAAATACTAACGACGTCAACTGGACCCATACAGGATGGATTAAATTTAATAGCAGCATTTACTGCTTGAACAACTCTGTTCCTTGCATTCTTTTGTTTATCTGTTGCGTATAAAACTCCATAAGCATACTCTGCTCCAGAACCCATAGCAAGATATGGCAGCGTGTATTTAGATAAAGACATGTCTGCAGAACTATGCTCATAGATATTTCCACGAACTGCAATTATCAAACCAAGGTCGCCATCTTTGGATGTGTCAACCCAAAACTCATTATAAAATTCTTTTAGTTCTTTAATAAACTTTGTTTGCATGAACCTATCTGTATCTCTTATGTTGGGTACGGATGGTTTAAAATTATAACGGATTCTTTCTCCGTCCATTGCACCTGCATACCCAATAAGATAGGGACCTATCTTCCAAACTTTTGGTGCATCAAGTGCTAGGATTGTTCCATCATCTGATGCTCCACGATCTCCAGCCATATAAATTTTATCTTCATGGCGTACAACAGCAATACAAGTCATGGCAGAAGCCCTCTCCAGATAGGTTATATTCAAGTATACCACCCCTGGAAAGGGCTGTCAAACATGCCTGATAATGACTAATTAGCCTTTTTATCTACCGTTTTAAAGGCATCATTTATTTCTGCTAATGATAGCCTTCCATCGTCCAAAAAAGCCCTTGCCAGTCTTTCAATAACTGTTGCTACTCCTAAGAGTCCTGCAAGCATAACTGCCTGAACTGTGTCAATTCCTACTACGGCTCCTGCTCCCAAGACTGATAGTCCTGATGCTGCAAATACCGCAAGAATTCTCATTAAGATATTTGTTATTGCTTTCTGTGGGTGCTCCTGCTTTGGGGGTTCTACTATTTTTTTAGTTGCCATTATTTATCTCCTTTTCCTGCAAAGTATCCACCAATAATTCCTATTAGTCCTACTAATGCATTTTGTACTAATGCGATTGCATCTTCGTTTGTTCCATATTTTTCACCTGATGTTGATTGCTGGAGAAGCATTGAAGCATATTCTCCAATAACTACAAGACCAATGAAACCTAATATACCTAGGGTAATTACCCACATTAATTTATCTTTCATTATTTATCCTCTTTTCTTAGCGGGATTGTAACTAGCCAGATTACTGTTGTTATTAATACTGCAATACCAACAATGTCTCTTGCTGATCCCGTCAAAGTTAGCCATGCGATAAAGAAGCCAAGGAGGGTGAATGCCTGTGCAATTAATTCCATTCCTGCGTCTTTAAACCATTTGATTAATCCCTTGAGCATTTTGCCTACCAGGTTGATGGCTTTATTTATTATCTTCATTTGTTCCTCCTTATGACTGCCCCTGCAATTTGTGATGCAATGACCACTGGGACAATTACTTCCTGCGCTTTTTCTCTCTGATCATCTGTCATATCCATACCCAACTCAGAGAAATTGGATAGTAGTTCTGTAACATCCACTTCAAATACTGCTGCAAGTGGGTCTGCCAAGAATGCTTCTGTTTGTACTTCTGTTGTTGCATCTGCTAATGTAAATGGCATTGGGGTATCTCCTGCATCCCCTGCTCTTTCTGCGAACTCAACAAATGCTGCTGCTACTGCAGGGTTTGACTTCATTGCCTCCGCCACCTTTGCAACTTCTGCTGGTGCAATACCCAGGTTTGCTGCTACTTCAGCCTTTGCCTCTTGTGTTAAAGACTTAAGTGTTTGGCTAACTGCTGCTGTTTGCTCAACAGAAAGTTTAACTAATTTATTATCCTTACTTGTAAGGTTTGCTATAACTCCAGAAAGATCTTCTGAATTTCCTGTACCCTTTTGTGGGATAAGTGCTGCTAACTCTGCATCCTTTATAACTGGATCAATATTTTCTGCTGGTTTAAAGTCTGGTCTTGGAAGTGGTTTAGGCTCTGGAGAAGGCCCAACAGGAGGCTCTGGAGTAGGCTCTGGCTTTGGTTCAGGGCTTGGGGCAGGTGTAGGCTTAGGCTCTTCTGGCTTTGGCTTATCAGTAGGCTCTGGCTTTGGTCCTGGCTGTGTAGGCTTTGGTCCTGGCTCTTCTGTGGCAGTATTGTTAGTTGGCTTTGGTTCTGGCTTCTCTGTTGGTGGTGGTGAAGGCTTAGGCTTTTCTGGTTCAATAGTTGGCTTTGGAGATGGCTCTGGCTTAGGCTGGTTTGCTGCAGCATTGGCTGCTGCTTGAGCAATTGCTCTTTGAATTTCTCTTTGTGACTGCTCATCATAGTAACGCCATGCGTCATCAATTGCGCTGTTAACATCAAGGATTGCATTATTAAAATTAGATATAGCATTGTTCTTTTCAGATAAAGCATCTTCTGTATCGTTAACAGCATTTTCATACTCAGATGTTTTATTAGTTAACTCTTGATTATATGAATTTAGTGTTGCAACTGCTTGGTTATAAATATTTAGTTTATCATTGTATACATCTTGTGCTGAGTTCTTTGCAGCAAGTGCGTTGTTGTAGGCGTTTGTTTGTTCTTGGGTTGCTCCAGATCCAGAAGAAAATGTATTAAGATTACAACTAAAGTCTTGTCCCCATACCCTTGGGTTACCAGCATAGTCACAACCTGCACCAGTCCATCCTCCAGGGATAGCCCAGCCAAGATGATAGGAACCTACTCCTCCGCCGTTGTACCACCAAATTTCTACATCAAATGTTTTATCTGTAGTTACATTATATATTGGAGAGTATGGGCTCCATGTTGTTCCTTGCTCTATCCAGTTATTAATAACTAATGCTCCGTCAATATACATCCTAAAGCCATCATCTGTATATCCTGCAAATTTTGTTGATGTGAACCATGATGGTACTGTTATCTGTCCAGTAAATTTAACTATAAAGTTTTCATATCTATTACCACAAACTGGACGAGTCATGTAGTTTCCATTTAGTGTTCCACTACATAAGAATTGATCTGTGGCTGCAAGGCCATCAACCCTGATTAAACTATAAACATTGTATGATAAACCAGCACCACCAGCATTATTTAATGCTTGCTGGGCTGTTTGTAGATTAATGTTGGCTACCCCAAGAGCATCATAGGCATTGTTTTTATTGCTTAGGGCAGTTGCTACTGTGACTGTTTGTCCATCTACATTTGACTGGGCAAGATCCATATCTTCTAAGGCCAAGGCTTCTGCATCTACTGCATCTTCATAGTCTGCAATTGCTGTATTTCTGACATCCCGCAGATTTTTAGCATACATGAACTTATTTTCTGCTATGTCAATCATATTAATTAGACCATCTTTATAGTCTAATTTGTCTACTGCGCTATTTAGGTTTTCAATCTGCTTGGCTGCGACTGTTAATGGGTCGTCAGAGTGGGCACCTTCTGGGGACATAAGAAGCCAGCCAAATGCTAATATTGTGGCTGCTGCTATTCGTATTAGTTTTTTGATTGCCTTTCCCCCTTGCAGACTGATGTCTGATAGGATGATTATACCATTTTATTGCACAAAAAAGGGGCTACCGTAATTGGTAACCCCTTTAATGTTGGACTAATTACTTAACTAGAGTAACCTTAGCCTTTGGATTCTTAGCATTCCACTTCTTTGCAAGTGCATTGAAAGCGTCCTTCATTGACTTAAGTGCAGCAGCATTATCTGCTGTTAACTTAGCGATAGTTGCATCCTTATCAAGGACAACCTTGTCAGAAGCAGCCTTTGCATCGGCAAGAGCCTTAGCAGAAGCAGCCTTCTCAGCAGCAATTAGAGCAGTGTGCTCTGCAGTTGCCTTAACTAGTGCTGCATCCGAAGCAGCCTTTGCAGCAAGTGCTGCATCCTTTGCTGCAATTTGTGCAGAAAGTTCTGTTGCTAGATCACGAACTGTGATTTCTGCAAATGGTGCAAGTGTTGGAGCAGTCAAACCAACTACTGCTGCTGCAACTGCATCTGTTGATGTTGTTGGAGCAAATGTAATAAGTGAGCGTGTTCCAGTTGTTGGAAGTGTTGCCTTAAATGTAGCAACTCCAAAGTCTGAAAGAGTAGCACCAGTTGTTGCTGTTGCTGTGTCTAGTACTGCTGTTGCAGCAAAGACTGTCGCTGTAATTGACTTACCAGAAACCTTGTTTCCAAATGCGTCTGTTGCTGTTACAGTGATGTCCTGCTTTGTTCCAGCAGCGCCTGATGCAGGTGCTGATAGTGTAAGGTTATTGATCTTACCAGCAGTTCCCTGTACATAGTATGTAAATGTGGTTCCTTGATTGGTAACTGTTACTGTTCCAATTGCTGTGGTCTTTGTGTATACCCAGAATGTTGCAGTTGTTCCTGTACCAGTTGCAATTGTCAAGGTTGAAGAACCTGATGATGCTCCTACTGGTGCAGCAGATGTGTGTAGTGCAGACACGATTGTTGCGTTTGTTGCTACTACAGAAACATTTGTTCCTGTGTCAACAGTTGCGACGAACCTAAGTGCGTCAGCAGCGTCAACTGAGTTGTCTGCAGGGACTGGTAATGATGCAGGTGTTGAAATTGAAGATGCTGTAGTATTTGCTACAGAGTCCAATGATACAGCGACTGACATTACAGCAGCACTTGCAGGTGATGCTACGATTGTGCCCAAAGTCATGGCTGCAACCATGGCTAGTGCGATTTTCTTAAATGAGTTCATTTAATTTATTCCTTTTCTTTATAGTAGATTTAATCTATCCAAATAATCTTTTACATCGTTTGGCATAGGTTTAAATTGTATCACATTGTCTTTCCCAATGTCAAGTTCACCCTTTGGTCTATCCCTAAATGTGTGAATCTCAACCTCAGTGTTATTATTTTTGGGCGTGTGAGAAATAGCACCAAAAATAGCACCACACACAGCATCAGCCAAGTCCTTTGACTTTTTTCTGGGGTGGTCAACTCTATCATTTTTCATAATTTTCAACTGCGTCAGTTCATCAAAGAGTAGATCAATTGATGGCATTGCTAGCCTTTCCTCGTATACAAGCATTGCCATATCCTCATAGTGCTTCTTGGCAACAGAAACAGTATCAGTTCTCATTCCTACCTGCTTTAGTTCATTTTGAATATCAAACGATTGCCAACGGTCAAACGAAACCATTCCAATATTAAACCCAAGTCTACGAAGGTTTTGAATCCACTGCTTTACTTCAGATAAGTTTACTGGCCCTTCTACTTTTGGCTCCCACCATGCTACGGCATCAACTACAACTATTGGTGCTACCTGTTCATAGTTATTGATTACCTGAATATTTACCCACTTATCTACATGAGCAATTGCTACTGCACACTTATCGTGCTTCTGTGCAAGGTCAGCGTGGACATAGTAAACCTTATTTGGATCTGGCACAAATGATTCATCGAATCTTCTAAAGTTATCAATTGGATTTCTTAGTGTCATGCACGCTGCAACTTTGTCTGCCTGCTTAAAAAAAGCATCAGACGCAAAGGTTGGAACACATGCAAAACGCATCATTGCATCTCCTAGGTCAGTCATAAAAGCAATCTTAAAATCATCAATCTTTCTTGTTGGATTTACTTCCCATGTTGGTCTCTTTAGTGCAAATACTCCTGGATACTTGTACGATGTAATCTGATCCTCATCCCATGTGATATCAAATTTATTTGATGGATCATCTTCTGGTAATAATGGATTAATGATAAATGTGTGAGATCTTTCAACAACTTCTTTTTCTGCAACAACAGCATCATACTTTTCTGAAATAAAGTCTCCTGGGTATCTAGGGAAAGAAAGTAAAACAACCTTTCCAAGATCTGGGAAACGGGAGTCTACTGATCCACGGAAGGCTTTGTAGATATTGTCAGCAGTCTTTCCCTGCTCATTACCTGTATTAACTTCAGATGCAAAGCCAGAAATCTCATCGAGCACTGCAAGCAAAAGGTTTAGTCCCTCATGAGATTCTCTTTCAGAGTGACCAGAATAAACAGTTATTGATTTGTTAAACTCTACTGAGTCTGCCTTAGCATAAAACTTACCAGCAAACCAAGGTGATCTTTCAACCTTGCTCTTAAAGCCTTTAAAGAAAACATTCTTTGCCTGTTGTGCGTTAATAGCAACATTGATTAGGTCGATAGCATCTCCAGAGGGCTTACCAAAGTACTTAGCAGGATCTTTTAAACATAATAGTTTATACACAATATAGCAGCAAGCAACAGTAGATGTAAAGTCTTTTCCACTACCCTTACCTAGTTGAAGTATGATCTCGTTTTTTGTATATTTTTCATAGTACCTTGTTCCTTCAACTTCTCCCAGTAAATCTAGCAGGTCTTCTTTTTTATAAATTTGACTCATTGCTTCTACGATATCGTACTGGATATCAGACAGTCCTGGCTGGCCTAAGAACTTTTCGTCTTCAACAAAAGTCTTTGCGTCTACAGGCTTTTCCTCAAAGTGACTATCCTTAAGTGCTTCTAAAAAATCATTAAAATCAGCCATCGTGAACTACCGTTATGACTTCATCTCTTTTGGCAATATCAGATAGCCTTCTCATAATCTGATCCCTAATCTCTGGATGCTCTGAGGCAATATCTTTTAATATTGACATAAGTACCATCTGTCTATTTTCAATCTCTACCATCTCTTCTGCAAGTTCTTTGTTTTCTAATAGACCAGCCTTCTGCAGCATATCAATACGCTTAGACTCAATGTCCATAACAAGTTTAATTGCAGCAGTCTTTGCTCCTAGGTTGTTAGTCATAGATGCTTCATCGATAACTTCGTAGGACCTTGAGATTAATTTGCTATAGTGTGTGTCTGCTGCAGCAAGTGCTTCTTTTGCTCGTGCACGAATTGCTTCGTTAGCAGAAGCCATCACCTTCCACTCATTAATAAGTTGAACAACTCTTGTGCGTGGAATTGCTAATTGCTTTGAGATTACTGTTGGATCGTTTCCTTTAAGGTATTCCTCAACAACACGATTAACCTCATCTAGGTGCTCGACTAACTGATTATCGGACATATCGCCCTCCTCCAACTAAGTATTCTTTAAACATTATATCAGCCCAAATATCATGATATCCCCATCCATGATGCTGATTATCTCTTGCAGTAAGAAAGAACTCATCAATATTATCTTTATTCTTTTCTGCATAGTCGTAAATCTCTTCAACAATGTCATGGTTTTCTAGATACTTCATTGAGTTAATGTCTGTCTTTTTTATTAAATAATTAGTTTGATCTACATAAGAGAATACGTACAACTCAATGCCCAAATCTTTACAGTATTGCTCTAGCATCATTAAATACTGATATGCATATATTCTTGTTTCTTGATTTCTTAAATTTCCTTGACCACGATACATACCATGATAAAAATTATTCATTGTTTTATTATCTATGTCTTCAACAGAACCCTTTAGTATATCTTTTCTATCATCCCTAAGGGCGTAATGCCTATTAAGATCTGGAAGGTCTAAAAATATTACATCTGGCTTTCCGTATATACTAATATATTTAAACACGCTAGAAATAATGTCCATGATAGATGTTCCTGGCTTACCAAGATTAAAATAGCCAGAAACTTTTTCTTTTTCTGAAATCATTTTATAAATTTTATACGACCAAGTTTCTGTTGTATAAAGTCCCACTCCATATGTTACGGAACAACCAGAGAATAATACGTGTTTTCCATCATGATCTTTAGTAAACTCATCACACCTAAACATATCTTTGTTTACTGGGAAGGAATCTTCTTCCCAAGAAAACTCCCTGGCCCATTGCATATTTTCTGATGTATTGTACTCTTTATTGTCAGACGATAAGTCATTAAGAGCATCTTGTGGCATAGGCCATCCGTCTAGTTCTTTTTTAAAAGGTGCTTGAACCTTTACGTTTGTAATAAAGCCAACTTGGTTTGATGGTCTGTTGCCATCATGCATAATCTCTGGCCTATCCATTTAACTCTCTTGCAATCTTTAGAAGAATCAAATATCCAATAAGATCATCAATGTCGTTGTCTCCAATAAATGCACCACCACGAGTAATTCTAGACAACTTGTCATCAATACGAACATGAAGTTGTTCAACATTATCTGATGTAGCAAAAATTCTTACTGGGTTTAATGCACTATCACCGTATGATTTATTCTTGGTGATTAGCATTGTTTTTATCTCATCACATACCTGAGAAATTGTAAACTGAGTCTCTTCACTCATCGTCTGTCTCCCAATCAAATGCTTCTGGAATTCCTTTTAGTGCAGCAAACGCAAATGCAAAACCAACAGTACCTGCTACAGCAAGTGCTACCAACGCTTTTTCAAATTTACTCATCGTTTTGACCTCCTTAATCCAAACTTAGCAAGGTATACGTAAATGGTCTCTAAACTCACTCCGCACTCCTTTGCAATCTCTTCTGGAGTCTTTTTATCCATAAGATATCTCTTACGCATAAAGACTTCTGATGTATATAGTTTAGCAGCCATGGCGTTAATTGTCAACCCCAATTGCTTTTCCCCAATTTTTCATGGCCCAGTGACCAATGCCACAAGCATCAGCCACGTCATTATCAGTAATAGTCCTATCGTATTGAACATTAATAAACTTTATTGTTCTTTCTTTACGAAGGTTTCTTTCGTATGTCTTTAGCCATGAATCAGACTTATCTGGGTTCTGGGCTTTAATATAAAACTTCTCATCTTTAGATATTTTTTTATTACCGATAAAGTTTTGCCAAGTAATTGGAGACACTTTGCCAATAACCCTTGTTCCAGTTTGACCTGCTGATCCAAGAATAGCGCCTTGGACTAATGCTAGGTCAGCAGCAGTCTTAGGGCTATTCATGAATACAGTGTGCTCAATAACTATTGCCTCAAATCCACCGTAGTAGTCAAAGAATGCTTTTACTTTTTGTCCTGCATCCATAACCTTTTCATAGGTGTCATTACCTTTAAAGTTAATCTTACCAACTACACCCAAAGTTTTTTGTTGGGTATCAAATAAAGCAAAGGCAAGGCTATTGGTACTTGCATCTATGGCACAAATTGTTTTTGGAACCATTTCAACACCCCACTTATTCTTTACCATTAGAAATAATCCTGATCTGCTTTAGTACTTTTGAAACTTGGCTTGGATTTATATTACACCTACCGCAAAGAACTTCATCATTAAAGATTGAAAGTTCTTCTTGGCAGTTTTTACAAATTCTTTTTTTACCTATTCTTTTTTGCCTTCTAGAAATAATATATCTTGCTGCAATTTTTTCTTTTGTTGCAGACTCTCTACATTCTACAGAACAATAGATCTGATAAGATATTGTTGTAAGGAACTCCTTGTCACACCAACTACAATGTTTCATCAGTCAAAGGCTCCAAGGAATTTATTTTTAGTTCCCCAACCTCTGCTGACGCACATGCTTTTTGAATTGGACAGTTCTTACAGATCTTTGAATTAGATCTATAATTCTTCTTAGGTAAAGTTCTATCTACCCAAGCCTTTCGAACTGTTCTCATCCAATCAAACGCCTGGTCTACCCACCTGCGGTAATGATCATTAACTTCTACTGGCAAAAGCAATAACTCATGATTATTTTTATTCTCATAAATTAAAACAGCCTTAGCCTTTTTTAGAATCTTCATGTATATAAGTAACTGGATTAAGTGACCAGTCTTTGGCTTCATGTGTGCCTTTCGGTACTCAAAGCCTTCGTTCATCATTGTTTTGATTTCGCCAAGTAATGGCTCTCCCTGCCAATTAAGCATTACGTCTCCGTAACCAAAGATTGGTGGATCAGAATACGTAATCTTAAACTCTGAATCAATAAGGAAATCTGGAACGTTGCCCATGGCAGACTGAATTCTTTCATGAGACTTTGTGCCTGCAGTCATATTCGCTGCTCCGTAAGCATCTGCGTTATCTTCAAATGTTTGACCATCAAAGGCTAAGTACCAATATCTTGGGCATTCTCCATGGCCATAAGCAATCGTTGATGGAGCAAATGTTTTCTTTTGAGCATGCTTGTCTATTCTATTTACTGTATAGCCAGACTTAATCATCTCTGTTAAACCATCAACATCCATTGGATGTGCTGGAGCAACTTCTTTTTTTACCATTATTTGTTGCAATAAACTTTTTGTCATTTCATAACTCTTTTCTATTACTATAAGTATAGCAGATTATCGTGTGATATATTTCAATGCTGAGACTAAGTTGTTGATTGATTCTGCTGCTGTATAGTATAAGTTTTTCTTTCCACGATCAGACTTATCTACATTTGCCATCCATGTTGCCTTAAATGCCATCTTTGCTGCAATGGCTTGTAGCCTTACAATTTCTACTGTTGCCACATTAAGAGGAATGTCTGGCTTAATGATTATTTTAGCAATAAAGGTTAGTGCTGTTGTAAGTTCCTCATCCTGCATATAGTCTGCAATTTCTACAAGACCATTGACCATATCTATAGTTGTTTTTTCTTCAATCATGCTATTGCTCCATTTTCATTTTCTGGTATTCCAATTTCTAATCCCTCTTCATGATATTGTGCCCAAGCACTTTGAAATTCTGGATGATTGTTCAAAGAGTCTACATAGTTTTTCCTTTTTTCTGTATTGAGGAATTGATCAATAGGATTGTCTTCTCCAGTAAACCTATAGTTTGTTGGTGGACAATAGTCAAAACTCACAATCTCTAAAAACTCTCCAGGCTTCCACTTTCTTTTTGGTCGCCAGTGAACCTGGTTTACTGCACTAAATACAATTGCATCGTTTGTTTTTAAATCAAAATGCTTTCCAGAAACAACAAGTTGCCAGTCATCTATGTTTGCTCCTATTTGAAAATTAAATGTTACAAGGTTTTCATCAGCATCAATATGAGGTGGAAGTGCTGGTGCATAGTTATTATCACCATACTCAAGATCATACTTTATATAGTTATAATGACAAAGTTTTATTTCTTCGCTATAAAATTCTTTTGCATATGAATCCATTACTTCTTCGATTTCTTTTGGACAATCAAACTCTACTAATTGTCTAGACATATGAACAATCTTTTTTGGATCGTATCTTGATCCGCCATGATACATTTCTTGATCTCCAGGAACAACTTGGTAGTCTGCCACTCTATTCCTGTTAGCCTCAATTGTATCTCTTAAAAGTTTTATTTGAGACTCAGTAAATGGATTCTCAACATACAAAGGAAGTTCTTTGTTGTACTTAGCAAATCCAGTTAGGTATTTATGTAGTTCAGCCATGTTAGTTCTTCTCTCTATATC